TCGGCGAGCGCCGCCGCGCGCTCGAGATTCCGCGCATTTTCCGCTGCGATCTGGGTCATTTCAGCGATTTCAGGCCAGGTTGAGCCGAAAGCCGCCGGCCGGTCCGCCCGGATCGCCCGCAACGTCACGGCCGCCTCCCCCAGGAGGGTCATCACAACCTGCTCAAGCGACGGATCGCCGTCATTTTCGAGGCGAAAAATGCGCTCGCCGTCGGCGAGAAGAGCGCGAACCTCGTGCGGGCTCAAGCCGGAAGGGTCCGGCGCCGAGGTTTCACGTAAAACATTCACAGTCACCAGTAACGATCCTGATCGCGTTGGCCGGCGGAACGGCGGAGCTCGTCAAGCCGCTCTTCAAAGCCGGCCGCGTCGCCGCACCGCATGACGTGCCGCAGGGAAAAGTCCCGGCGCCGTTCACGCCCAGGCCCGCCTTTTTCGGACGGCGCGCGCGCGCGGCGCACAAGATCGTCGATCGCGCCGCCGAACCGGACGGCGCGCTGCAAGGCGAAATCCCGCGTTTTCGCCGCAGAAACCCATGTTTCGCCGACGGGCGCCGCCTCTCCGAAAACCGCCGCCCAGTCGTCCCAGCGAACGGCCGCGCCGGTCAGCCATGCCAGGATCAAGTCAATCTCGTCGTCTTCCGATGGCGTCGCCAAGCCGCGACGTTGGTCCGTGGTAAGCGGTTTTTGTCCGGCGCTGTCGGATAGCGCCGCATAAACATCGCCAATGTGCGGCCTTCTTTGCCCCCTTAGCAGCGATTTTGTCGCCCCAGCGATGGTTTCCGGATCGTGATCCGCGCAGGCGGTCATGACCTCGCAGGAAAATGCAGCGAATTTGGCGGAATCGGCCATGCCGAATCCGGCGGCGATCCGCTTCAGCATTTCAGCCGCTGCGCGGTCCGACGCGCTGACTGTACGCGACGAAGCCTGCGGCGATGGCGTTTTCGACATCTGCGCCGGCGTTTCGGTCGAGAGGGGTTGCATTGAATGCTCCGTCAATGAGCTTGTTGCACGATTTAGCCTGGATCGCGAAATCAAAATCGGCGCGCCATCCGCGATCGTTTTTCCCGAGCAGGAAAGGGCTCGCCCGGATGGCGACGAGCGCCTTGCGCCAGCCGTCGGGCCCATGCTCGCGGAGGCGCGCGGCGAGCGCCTTGCGCCGCGCCGCCGTCAGGCGCGTCGGAACCGGGAGGCCGCAGTCGCCGGCAACCGTCTGAAACTCGGCGAAAGCGGTTTCGATGTCTTCGGAAGACGGTCCGACGCTTTGCGGCGGACTAATTCTATCCGAGCGAAGCGAGGATAGAATACATTCTGTCTCTGTCTCTGTCTCTGTCTCTGTCTCTGTCTCTGGTATAGCATCTTGATAGCAGCTTGCTAGCAACTTGCTATCAAAAATCAAATAACCGTTTTCAATCAAGCCCTTAACGCCGTCAATAATTTCCTCCCGATTCCACCGCAGTTGAAACGTCAATTCGTCCGGATCGATATTTACGCGCCCGTCATTGCGGGTAGCCAGCAGCCAAAGCTGAGGCGCTAGCGCCTTGCTAGCAAGTTGCAAGCATTGAAACCTCCGCGACTGCAAAAGGCTGACGTGAAGCTTGATCCATGGCGGCGCGCCGCGCCCTTTGAGGTAATGCTGCTTCTCGCGCCAATCGGGGATTGTCGCCCATATCGCGGAATTTTTCATTCCGCGCGCTCCCACACGCGCCAGACGCCTGCGCCGCGGGCCCTTATCAGCCCGGCGCGCTCAAGCGCGGCGAGCTGGTCCGCGACGGATTTCCGGTTTAGCCTTTCGGCGATCTGCGCATGGGAAAGCGCTGCGCCGCGCGCGAGGACTGTGAGGATTTTCTCCCGGACCGACAATTCAAGGCGCTCGGTCCTGATATAGCCGTGTCCGCCAGCCATGCGCGCACCGTCAAAAGTCGCCCGGCGTTCGAGCGGCCGGGCTCGCTCCTTTCCCGTCCGTCGCCGCCTCGAATCCATCAGCGGTCAATTTCCCAGACGGGGAAGCTTCATCTGACTTGTCAAGCGGACGCACCGCGGCGCGCGATCCCTTGATCGGCGCGCGGATGATCGTCAGCTTGCGGATTAGCCTGTCGTTCATGATGACGCCGCAGGCTTGCAGTCCGTCAAGCACGCATTTGATGTTGTCGGTGTCCCCGCGCCAGTCATCCGGAAGCGTGATTTCAGCCTCGCACGGAACGCGCAACTGGCGGGCCTTCGGTTTTTTCGCGCGGATCATCCATCCGGCGGCGCGAAGCCATGTGACGTATTCCCTCGTCTTCGCCCGTCCGCCGCCGCGCCGGTTGAAGTATAGCGCGTTTGTCGAAATCGGGCGCGGAAGCTCGAATGTTTGCCACTCGTCCATTTCATTCCGCCGATACGCATTGAGGCGCCAGGCGCGACTCCTCAGCGAAAAGCGTCAACGACGACGCCTCCGCCTCGCCGATGAACTTCGCGGCGTGACGGGCGTATTCCCGTTTCAATTCGACGCCCAAATATCGACGCCCCATCTTTACCGCCTGATAGCCTGTCGATCCTATCCCGTTGAAAGGATCGAGCACGATATCGCCGGGATTGCTGTATAGCGTCAAACACCGCTCGATGAGATCGAGCGGCATAGGACAAATGTGCCGCTCATCGCGGTCGCACTTAAACCGCGCGTTGAGCACATTCGTTTGCTGCGTATCCATCCACACCGGCGACGCCCATTCCTGCCATTTCTCAAGCGGAAAATCCTCGCGCGAGCGCGTCACCTTTTCGCCGACATTCTTTCCGCGCGAGTGCTTTCGCATTACAAGTATGTATTCCGGCATTCCCATCGCCGTAACGCGCGAATTTTCCCGAAGGTTTTTGTAAAGCAGCCGCTCATGTTTCGATTTCTGCATTTCGCGCGCCGGATCGCGCCAGACCGTCACGCGCGCCCGCAGGCAAAATCCGGCTTCGCGATAATTCCGCGACGCATCGTCTGAAAACGGATAAACGCCGCTCTCGCCAGTCTCAGACGAGTTCTGATAAAAAACAGTATCCTTCACGTGATCGCAGACGACGGAGCCCGGCTTCATGACGCGATAAAGCTCGCGCGCCATATATCCGTGATGCTGCAAAAATTCCGCGTTCGAGGACGAATTGCCCATGTCGCGCTCGCTGTCGGAATAAATGTAAAGTGACGAAAACGGCGACGAAAACACGGCGCAATCAATGGAATCATCCGGCAATCCAGCCAGCGTTTCGACGCAATCGGCGACGTAAATCGCCCATCGCGCGCCCTCATAATCAGGTTTCATAAGGTCATTCTCGATCCATGAACGACGGCAACGTGATAGTCGAAGAGCGAGCGTAGGCGCGTCGCAACTCGGATTCATTCTGCGCGCGCGACATCGCGCGGCTCATCGCCTGCTTCATGCGCTCGTGATCCTCCGCCTTTCTCAACACGTTCGACCATATCGGCGCTTCGGTGTCGGCGATGACGATATGCGCATCGACCGGCTTTTTCTGGCCAAACCGCCATGATCGCCTGATCGCCTGATAATGTTGCTCATACGAGTGCGATATTGAAGCAAAGACAATCGTGTGCGCGTGTTGCCAGTTGAGGCCGAACCCAGCGATTTTCGGTTTCGTGACGATGACGCGCCGCTCGCCGAAGGTGAAGGAGTCAAGCCGACGCTCTTTCTCGTCCGGGGTCATCGACCCGCGAACTTCGACCGAATCCTCTATCGCTTTCGTCAGCGCCGCGCTCTCGTCATTCGTTTCACACCAGACAATCACAGATCCGGTCGCGTCGTTGGCGATTTCCGCAGCGCGCGCGACTCGCTCATCGAGCGTAAGGCGCTTTTCCTTATGCAGAGATGTCGCCGATCCGTCGGGCGTCCTGAATAGTCCGTCAAAATCGCCGGCCAGAATATCCGCCCGCGCAATGTGCGTGTGATAAATGAGCGGCGGAAGCGCGAATCCGGCGTCATCTCCGCCAAGATCGGAAGGAAGCGACGCGGCGCGAGACCAGCTCGCGACCCACTCCCAGAAGGATGACGCCGCATGGCCTTTCAGGCGATAGCCGCCCATTGCCGTCTGGTCCGAAATGAACCATCGCGACAGCATTTCCGATCCGGGCATGACGCCGAGAAACTCCGCATGTTGACCAATCTCCATATGATCGTTCGGCGCCGGGGTCGCCGTCGCCGCCAAACGATACGGCGTTTCGGCGAACGCGGCGACCAATGCGCGCTTTGTCGATCCGGTGAACGATTTCAGAATTGAGCTTTCGTCCAACGCGATGCAGCCGAACCGCGAAATGTTCAGCTTCGGCAAGCGCTCGTAATTTGCAATGTTCACGCCGGGAAAAACCTCGTCATCCTCGCGGATGACTTTGGCCTCCACGCCGAACGCAGCGCACTCGCGCTGCATTTGCCGCGCGACCGCGAGCGGCGTGAGGATGAGCGCCGGCCTGCTCGTTCGACGGCGCGCCTCATCGGCGAAAACCGCCTCGCAACCGGACTTGCCTAGCCCGGTATCGAGAAACAGCGCGCTCTTTCCCTTCTCGCAAGCGAACGCCGTCGCCGCTGACTGGTGCGCGAAAAGGCGCGATGGAAGATCGTCCGGCGAAAACCCGGCCTTCCTAGCCGCGCTTTTCTTGCCGGCGATAAAAGCGTGATATTCCGCCAGATCCAGCCGCATTATTAGCGCCGCCGAAGCTGCACAGTATACGGACGGAAACCGCATTCAGTCAGTCGTTCGCATATGTTGTTGATCGCCGCGCGATCGTACGCGCTTAAACCGGCGGCCATCCTGTAAAGGCTTGTTTCAACACTGCTTTTGATTGTGGAGCGATCGCGGTCATGCGCTCTGCCGACAGCGGACCACGAAAATTCGCAATCCGGATGCGCGCGCAAAATCACCCACAGCCATCGGCGCGGCTTCATGTGATTCGCCGTCCGCCGCCGCGACGTGATATAATCCGGCGTAATCGTCTCGCCTGTGCGCGCAAGAAATTCAGCGCATACCTCGCGTTCGACGATCGCCGCAAGGCGCGAAAGCCTTGCGTCTTCCTGCCGCGCCATCTCTTTTGACCAGTACCGGCCGACGCCAAGCCGCTGAACAGATCCGACCGCCGCCGAAACGCTCATTGCGACGATTCCGCAAGCGTCAGGATGACGACAGTCGCAACCCCGATCGAAAGCGCCATGATGAGACATTCGACGGCGAATGCGATGACGCCGACGATGAAAATGCGGGGTCCTCCCGGTCGGATGTAGAGTTGCGAGAGGACCCCTTCGCGCCGCCTGGGGGGAGAGGCGCGCGATCTCACTGGCCGTCTGACCGTATACGGTATGGGAATTTCAATTTCGTCGTCGCCGTACGGCAAATCGAGCATCGCGCGCCGTCGCGCGAAGTCATCGAATAGCATCTCGTCTAAGGGAATCGGCGCGCCTGACATTTTGACGACTTCGCCCATTTGCTCCTCCTGGATCATGCGACCGGCTCAAACCATGAAGCCGGATCGACGCGACCTCCCGTGATCTCGTTGATATTGACGATCTGCTCCGCAGACGGCCGCATGACGCGGTTGCGCCACCGGCTCACAGTAGACCTGTCCACGCCTGCTCGCTCGGCGAAGCGCTCATCCGAAAGCTTCAGTTTGCGCAGATAGTCGGAAAGATGCATGTCGCAAATGTGCGTGCGCCGCATCGCGATGTCAATCGCCGTCAAAAAACATTTGCGCGAGACGCACAACGGCCTTGACAGTGTGCGCGCCGCGCACCTCTAATGCGGGCGAAAGAGGAGTCTGCAATGGCTGTCAACTGGGATCAATCGCATAGGGACGATCCGGCCTACAATCCTTCACGCCGCGAGGCGCGGGCGCTCGTCGCGTACGAGGCGGCCGAGCGTAAGCAGCGTGAGATTGATCAGTTCATAGCGCGCGTCGCGCGCGACGCGATCGAAACAGCAGCGCGGCTCAATCTTGGCGCATCCGCAGCGCCGACCGGCCGCACGATTGAGGCGGAAGTCGCCGCGTCGTTTCGCGACATCCTGCTAGACATCTTTCCGCTTCCAAGCCCTGACGCCGCCTATGAAAACGAGATGAACGCCGGCGCCTATGACGGCCCGGAGGCGGCCGATGATTGATTCCTACACTTTCGCCCGCGCCAACGCCTTCGCCCGCGCCCCCGCCCTCGCCCTCGCCCCCGCCAACGCCTTCGCCCGCGCCCCCGCCCTCGCCCTCGCCCCCGCCAACGCCTTCGCCCGCGCCAACGCCCTC